GTCTACATCTTCATGTAGTTAGAATCCTCAGAGTTGGGTTCCAGCCGCCGGCGCGGTCGTTTCGAAGGAGTGAGAGCCTTTGCTACCGGGCAACCGGGTCGCTTAAAGTCCCTTGGCAGAGGGCGAGGTCGTGTAACGAACGACTTCCAGTTCCGCTGGATAAAATCAGGACTGGGTTGTAAGCCCGAGTCGCTCGATGAGTAGTGGAATTATCTCGGTAGCTATGACGCCACAGATGCCCGTTTAGGGTCGTGGGGGGAAAGCCTTTGGGGAGCGCGATAAACTTACAAGTTATAGGCGTGTGTTCAACACATACTGGGGTCCGAACCCAGAACCGGCTGCAATGCCGACGTTGTTCAGTAAGTTTTGTTTTCTGTGGACCGCACAGGGAACAGGGGAGGAGGGAATGGTGTGGTATACCACCGCGTGCAATTGATGCTTGCATATAACCGTCATCCTTACATTCGAGAAGCGCATAGATGCCAATGAGATAGTTCTAAGAAAGTCGAGGGATTAGTTCGAATCTTCGTCGCGGCGGCAGTCGTGTACAGTAGTGTATAATCTACTCCCGTGGAACGGGTCACATCCACAATGAACGTCAGTTTCGAAACAAACTCTACCAGCGTTCGCATCATTCCCACTCCGGTGGGTGACCTCAGCCGCACAAGCAGTGTGGCCATGGCGTTTCGCGCCAACTCCGAGTCCGAGGAGTATAAAGAACAAGGAGACAGCAGCTCTATCAGTGTTTATGACAGTGATTCTTCAGCTGCCAGGGAGGAGTCGGTGCTCCTTCAAGTGGTACTCAATGACGAGCCGTCGTTCGTCATTGATCGGCCCCGAGGGGCTGTCGACACGCTTGTCGACACCCTTCGATCATCTTTTCCTACAGGCACCCGGTTTAGGCTGGGTGCGAAGCTACTTGAGCATGGGCGCGACATCGGCGAGTATATCGCAGAACACATGTCCGTGATCAACGTGCTTCTCCCTCTCATCGGCGGGGGTAAGGGGAAGAAGACCAAGAAACCTGTTTTCAACGAGCGTCAGGTCGAACACTACGACCCGGCGGCAGGTTCAGAGAGGATGTCGAAATGTGCGCTAAAGATGGCGCTTATGTTCGCCAATCCATTCGATCTCGCTGTTCGTGGGGTCTGTGGGATCGGAGGGTCGACCTCCATCGAAACGATAAAATGTACGGCTTCGAGACGCGTTACTGTCTCCGTCGGCACTAATGGTTTCGGTTGTATCTTCATAAGCCCGACACTCGCTAACGACGTGGTGAGCATCTGGACCACCGGACCGACATTCGTCGGTTCGGGAGGCGATGCACAGCTGTTATCAGCTAACAACACTCTGAGCACTGGTGTGACGACGTCCAATTTCGACGGTCTTCCCTTCGCGACCGCTGATCTCGTCAGTGGTTCATCCGGGAATGCTTTCCCAACCACCGGACGCATTCTCGGTTTGGGTGTTCGCGGCATGTACGCGGGCACTGCGGATCTGCGCGGCGGTTTGTTTGTCACTCATAGGTCACCTATGCATGCGAACGAAAGCATTAAGCAGACCGTTGCGGGCGGCGTGATCGACTTCGACGCCTTGATCGGGTACGAAGACTCTTCTGCGTTTGAGCGGATCGAAAAGGACGAAATAATCCTAACCGACCACGCTACCTCCGTCGAGGAGCGTTCGTTCCCTGTCGGCGACGCCACTGATCTTGAGCTCTTGTATCCGTACAGCGCGAACGAGAACAACATAGGTGGGTTCACTTACGCGAATCCCAACGGTGGAGTGCAGGCTGGCTCACCAACGATGGCTATCATGATCAAAGTACCTCTATCCGCGGCAGGAAACAGCTACATGTTCGAAGTCATCCAGCACTGCGAGTATTCGTCTCCCAATCATGCCGGCGGGTCAGGCTCACGTACCGAGCAGGATCAGAGCGGTGAGGAGGTGTTGCTCAACAGCATACGCACACTCGACGGTAAGCGTAAACCACGTGACCGCTGGCGCGCCTTGCGCACCGGTCTTCACGAAGCACTCAAGATCGCTGCGGGGATTGCCATCCCTGCCACCGAAGCGGCTCTTTCAGCGATGCTCATGGGATAGGGAACCGACTTTGTACAGGCTCTGGTCAGGCAAGAAGAATTGTATATATTTTTGTTTATAACGTGCGAGCGCGTCGTCAACGTACATATCGTTGTCACGCAACTCAACGGAGCCCACGGAGAGTTCACCGGAAGTGACGATGTTGGAGGTGAGGAAGGAAAGCGTGAAAGAACGCGTGCCCATAACAGGCAAAAACATGGCGGGACTGGTGGAAACACGAAGCAAAAACGTGGTCCGTTGGTCCCGTCAAAACCCAGGGAGATCCAACCACCCAAGAAAATTTCGGCCGCCTGCGCTGGCGCCGGTTTAGGTCCGTTGGTGAAAACAACGGAAGGTGGAATCACCGCTCATCACGCAGCGCGAGAGCACGACGAAAGTTCGAGCTCGGCTGGTTTTGGGCGACCCTGGGTACCTCAAGTTGACGAGGAGCGAGGTATGCGAGGTAGACCTCAGAATGTATTTTGGGATCCCGAAGAGTACCCGACGCACTATGGTGCGCCGGGAACCATTGCGGACCCCGGATCTTCTGAGCTCGCCCCTGGATATGTAGCGCGACGGTCGCCAGGTCAAGTGTGGCATCTTGATTGGGCGGTCGTGCCGTTTCGCGAGAGGCCTGATCTCTCGCGTTCAGCTTTCGTCGACGAAGAGCCCCCGGAGCCCGTTCCCCATGGGCCGCATTATAAACAAGGGATCGCTCGTAGACTCATCTTCGCGCGCCACAGCAAGGGGATCGCGACTCTAAACAAAAAGAGTGCACTCCTCGGACTGGCGTGCGGATTCGCAGTTGCAGCAGACGTGTACCTACTTGGTGCAGTGTCTGCCACAGTCACGGTCGCGAGCGCTCTTGGTTTTACCGCGGCGCTAGGTAAGAGTGCAGATGGAGTGAACCGCCTCGGACACTACCACGAACACTCTCCGGCGGTAAACGACTATACGTCGGGGCTGCGGACGTTACACAAACGTTCCGCAAACACTGAGTTGATGATCCGCGCGTTGCAAGAGGTGATGGCCGTACGCGGCCTTACTCCGCCCGCGCGCTCCACAACCGTCAGGTGGATTGAGTCTAACGCATTTGACTCTGTAGGTGATGTCGACATTCATGTCGCACTCCTACACAAGATCCGGACCAGATACGCTGGCGCTATGACCGCGCCCACGCTCCTGGGAACGATCCGACAGTTCGCCGCATTCGAGATGGGTGAGGAGGTGGATGTCGACTTGATACAAGCAACGTGCGTTGTGGCGTATCAGGAACTCGACTACATCAACTTTTCGGACCGCGCGTTCACTTCGATGAGTGCAACGCGGGTTCCGAGAACCGACTTCTACTGACTCAACCGCCACTGCGAATTCATCCCGGATATTGGTGAACTTGTGGTGGCTAAGGTTGAGTACGTGGAGTGTGAGGTTGTGAAGAGGTATAAATACAATGGTATCTTCGGTTGGTCACCGGAGCACCGCGGTGCCACCGCACGCGCCTTAAAGAGGCTCGAAGAGGGAAATATAAATCTCTTCGAGGACGTTCCTCTAGGGCGACGGGTTGATTGTAATTATTGTACATATTTTGGTCCTATTTTCCACGGACCGTGGTTGATCTACAAACAGTCACGTGAGAACACTTGCAAGGCGTTCACGCGTTTGACGAACTGTCGTACCGACCCAAGTAGTGGGGAACCTTCTCTCGATTTCGAGATGGAGATGCAGAAGAGGAACATGAAGGCTAGCAGTATCCGCACTGCGAGCCCATTGCTTCGTCCGTTACACCGCGAGATTAAAAGGAGGCTTAACACCCTCTTAGCCGATCTCGAGGATGTCCTGACGGTGCAAGGGTCGTATGCTAGTATAATCCACCCTAAGAGGAAGATCCGCGAGGAGGCATGGCGCCAGCTCGAGGATAGTGGGTTTCTTGATAAGTACTTCACTGAGTCTACGACTGGGAAGATGAAAGGAGATGAGCGTGGCAAACCTGGGAAATATCCGCGGTGGGTAGGAGACTACTCTACCGCGGGTTCCCTGCTAGGAGGATTGCTATGCGAGCTATCAAAGAAAGCAATCGATGTATTCAGTAGTCGCGATGGCTTTAGCTCAATTTTTGTTAGAAACGCGACCGAGAGCGAGTTTGGTAAAGTCTGTGAACGACTGACCGATCCAAAAGGAGATTTACATTTCGCTTATAGCGATGACAGTTTCTTTAGGTTCGGCGGTAAGTTCTACGAGATGGATATCAGCACTTGCGACGTATCTAACGGCGAAGGGATTTTTCGGCTTGTCACCGATTTATTCAGCGACTACCCACAATTTCATAGTGTAGTATTAGGTTGCGTGGAACAATGCCGGTTGGACCACAAGATCAAAGACCCAAGCACTAGGAAGGCAAGTTTGAGGTTGAAACCAAAGAAAGCTATCGAGTTCTCAGGAACTACGCTGACCACGTTATTAAACCAACTAGCGTCAATTTTGATAGGATTGGCGTGCCACGACAGGGGAGTGCAGGATGAAGACGACATACGCAGTGCGGCTGCAAGCGTAGGTTATCTAGTCACTGCCGCAGAGAGGAAAGAGCTAGCATGTGTGCAGTTTCTGAAGTATAGTTTCTGGAGCGACGATAACGGGGAAGTTAAGTCTTTCTTTAATCTCGGCCCGGTGCTAAGAAGCTTTGGGACCTGCCACGGTGATTTGCCTGGGCGAGGAGATATCGGGCGCCGCGCGTTCGATTGGAACTCATCCGTGATTCGGGGGTTTCGCGACATTGCAGACAACAGTCTCGTGCGCGATATTGCAAAGTACTACGATGGGTCGTCTGAAGAACGACTGCCGTACGAAACACGCAAACACTTCGACAACGGTTCACGCCCGTACGTACCTGACCACGTCTTGTGCACACGGTACGGCGTCTCGCTCGCTGACATCGAACACACGCGCTGGCTCTTTCGCACCCATCCCCACAGCATCATCAAGTCTCACTTTGTGTACCGAATCTTCTTAGTTGATTACGGGTTGGAGTGAGCATCTCATGGGCTTCGGTGAACCCATCTATCAGAGAGGTCTTGTAAGAAAGCCAAACAGGGAAGTAGCGACGACAAGTGAAACAATA